ACTGTCCACTTGCGCTCCGTTCAAAGCAGTATCTTGTACTGCGGTTGCCTCACCTGCCCCTGCGACTGTTGGTTCTCCATTAGTAGCAGATGGTTGTGTTTCTTGTGGAGCGTTTGGATCTTTAGGATCAGCACTCATTGACGGATCTTTCTCTGAACCAATAGAGTCTAGGCCAGAATCCACATCTTTGGTGATATCGTTAGGACTTTGATCGTATCCCATACCGTATGCCTTTGCACCACCAAGTGCCCTGATAAGATCAGGACGGGGTTCTGGCTTGATACCCAACGCTTTCTCTGCTTCGATTTCTTTATCCATGGCAGCAATCTCAGATGGATTTTGTTGCAGGATATTTCTACGAATGTATCCAAGTGAGTAGTATTTGCCAATGTACTTGTCTATAGTTTCAAGAGCATCAATGCGGGTCTTGATTTGAGCAGTATCGCGCTCTCCCCCGATTATGCCTTCTTTCTTTTCATTGGTCACTTGTCCATCCAATTCTGCAACCAACTCTTCGGGTTGCATAAGAATGTTCTTACGAACCCATGCAGTAGAGAAGTATCGTCCCACATAGTTGTCTACACCGTTCAACAACTCTAGTCTGCTCTTCATAATCTCAGCATTCTTCAACTCAGTAAAGTGAGAATCCCGCAGATAGTCCAAGTGTATCTTGAACTCGATATCAGGCCACTCTTCTGGGCGAATGATTTTCTTTAGCGTTAGTTGTCTACGCAGAATCTGCAAGAACATACCATTAAACTTGCTGCGTAGTTTGCTGACAAACTTAGAGAACTTTAGTTCATCTCTTGTGATTTCGCTAGAGCGACCAAGATTGAATCCGTTATTGCTCTCTAGGCGCGAAATGGGAACATTCAGCGAACGATAGAGTTTCTTCTTGAAGTACTCTACATCTTGCATCTCGCTGAGATTCTGTCCACCTGGCAGAGTTTGAATCTCTGTGCCTTTTCCACCTTCACGCCGAGGCAACCAATAGTCCTCAAGCATACTCATGTGGCGCTTTTCATCTCTGAGTTCTCCTGTTGCAGCATCGTATACCAGTTTGTTACGATACTTGTTCATCAGGCTTCTCATGTACTCTTCTGCCTTCATTTTGGGCAGAGAACCAATGTCGATGTAGAATATTCTACGCTCAGGTGCGCGAGAGATGCGGTAGATTACTACCGCGTCTTCAATCATACGCAACTGGTTCAGCGGTTTAATTGCCTTGTGCAAGTAACTGATGATTAGTTTCTTGTTGGGATCAAACAGTCCCGAGTTAATGTACGCGATTGATTCGGTGCTGATCTTTACTGCTTGACCGCTGCTGCCACCCATGCCTGGTTTAGCGGTATCAGGGGTAAACAGGAAGTACTCTTGAACCTCACCCACAAGATCAATGTTGGTGCCTGGTTGCTTTTCCTTCTTTACCTCTTGAACCTTACGGATGGTCAGAGGATCAACAAATCTGAGTTCTTGAATTCCCTTGCTTTGCTGTTGAGGATCAACAATCATGTGGAAGTAGATGCGGCCGTCCACATACCACTTTCTAAAGATTTCGTATCCTCTGTCGTTGAAGTCTAGCATTCGTAGAATCTTGTCAAACTCTTCTCGAATGGCGCCCTTCACTTTGTCTGGCATTTCAACATCGTCAAGCACGATGCGAACTGTGGGTGTTCCTTCTTCAGTAACAATGGCTTCGTTAATGATATCATCCACGGCGCTTTCTATTTCGCCATGGTTAATCATGCCTCTGTACTGTATGATTTGGCTATTATCGTCCCGTATTTGACCGTCTAGGTCAAGTGTGGATGCGTAAAAGCCTGACGGTGCAATTTCTAAAGACGCGGTTCCATCATCGGTAGGGGCGACAACAGATTTTAGTCTGTTGCCGCCCCCGCTGTCCGATTCACCGTTATCTTTGCGCCGTCTTCCGAGTGGAAAGCCAAACAGATCGCTCAAAGCCATAATTTAATCCTCTCACCTTTTGATGACTACTATTAGGTAGTCGTGATCTCTGCTGCCTCGCCGTCACGGACGCTTGGATTCTGTGGAGTTTCAACCATCCACCACGAGTATGCCCATTGAATCTCGAACTCTTCGATAGCGTCGTTGCTGTCGGCTGCGAGGTCGATTGCTGCCACCTGTGAAGGCCAAGCGTGCTTGAACTTGTAAGTACGCAAGCCCTTGCCGTCAAGGTGGTGGAGTTGGGTAACTGTGATGTCTGTACTGTACAGAGTGATATCAGTTTCTCCAATGTTTCCTTCGTGCGAGTGGATGGCATTTTGCCATGCTTCCATTGCACGACGAACCTTGAAGTCGGTATCGTTGATTACTGTGGTGTTCCATGTTTCTTCAAACTGGCGAACACCCGCAACATAGATGTTGCGTCCGCGATACGGAACAGCAATCTTGGTTACTTCTGACATTGGAAGCGATGCTGCCTTGCACAAGTATGTGATCTTTGAGAGTTCCTGTGTGCCACCGATCTTTGGTTGGCTACCACAGAAAACCTCGAAGATGTTTGGACGAGCGCCGCCGCCCTTTAGATTTGCTGCGAAATCAGTTACTTTGATTGCCATTGCTTTCTCCTTTTACGATTGATTAGTTCTGAATTCTTCCGACGCCACCTGCAACCTCTGAGAAGTCAACACCTGTGCGTGTTGCTACGAAGTTGAGGGTCATAAAGTTAATCGAGCGTGCAGGCTTGATGAAGATGTCTGCAACGAAGCGATTGCTGTCGATGACCTCGGGGGTGTTGTTGGAAATATCGCAGATAACCTTGAAGTCAAAGATACCTCTGCGTCCCTGAACATCACGGAGGAACGGTTCAACCAGAGACACAAACGAAGCGCGTGTGAACTCGTCATTGAACTCGAACAACTGGAACTTGGAAGCAGTTGCGATTGCCTTCTCAAGCACGATGAACAGACGGCGCACATTGATGCGGTCGAATGCACTTGGCTTGGCGAGAGCAGTCTTGTCTCCGAAGAGTACGACGCCTTGGCCAGGGAAGGACACAATTGGGTTGATTCCTGCTTGATACAGTTCGTCACGCTGTGTCTTGTTGGGATTGAATGCCAACTTGACTACGCGATTGATCTGTCCACGGTTCAATCCTGCTGGCGAGTACCACGGATCGCGGTCAGAGTCAGTTCTTGCACACAGTCCTGCAATGTCACCGTTCAGAGGAATCCAACGGTAAACATCGTTGTACGGATCGTATTGCTTCTTCCAACCGCTATCCAGTACTGCGTATGATGTTGACTTGTTGAAGCCATTGTTTCCGTTGATTGCTCCAACCGTGCAAACAGTCTTGTTTCTCCAATCAAGAAGAGCAGAGAGAATGTCTGCACCTGTTCCTGCGTCCATGATTCCACCGTAAGGAGGAGACACAAACACAACACAGTCCTTTCTCTTTTCTGCAATATCTTCGATCAGATATTTGGCGAGATCGGTGTGAACTGCTGGTTCTGCATCGTCGTTTGCCGCTCCGATTGGAGCGCCAAGAATGACTAGAGAGATATCAATTTGCTCGGCGTCAAGGAACAGTCCGTATCCACGAGTACCGTCTGCATTGTAGAAATCTCCCAAATCTGGCGTTTCATCGCTTCCACCTGTGAGTCTGAACGCTCCACCTGTGGTGCCAACGCTAACTTGTGTTATTGTTGTGGAGGTTGTTACGGTATCCAACGCAGTACCGTTTGGTGCCTCAAACAGGTTTCCAAGATAGATGAACTCTGAACTTGTGTTGACAGCGGAGAGCAAGTTGTTGCTTGAACCGTCTGGCTTCTTTGCGCCAGGATATACCGAGTATCCCTCGTACACTTCCAGTACGCTGTTGGGAATACCAGAGATTTCACCTGTGCGGTCAATCACGACGAGGTTGATTTCGTCATTGAACTTTGTCAGATTTTCAAATGCCCATTGAGAACCACCTGTGACTTGTTCCCTACCTAGACCTTCTGCTGTGTTTGGTGCGCGATTGAAGATGTCCTTGAAGCGCAGACCTGTATCTGTGTAGATTTTTGTGCCAGTGATGGTGTGATCGTCTACATCGTTGTACCAGTACACACCAATGGCGTTTCCAAGAGGTCCTGGGTAACGAGCAGCAACAGCAACAGAACCTTGAACTGTTCCAATATCGTCGTCCCATTGCTTTGTGTTCTTGATCTGTTCGCCTGTAATCGCAGTACCTGTTTCGTCTACTGCTGCGTTCCACGAATCAGTTGCGACAACACGAACACACTTCAGATTTCTGCCGTATGACAGGAAGTTTGCAGCAGCAAACCAACCTTCTGCGTTGTCGTTGTTTGGCTTTCCGAAAATGGTCTTGAGTTCGTTTTCGCTGCTGATGGTTACTGGTTCATCGGCAGGACCCCACGCAAATCTTCCTGCAAACGCGCCGGCAGATGCGGCAACAGCAGGAATGATGTTTGTAAAGTCAAACTCCTTGATTTCTACGCCTGGACTGAGTTGGAATCCCATGTTTATCTCCTTTAAGGAACTAGTGCCTTGCTTGTTCGTAAGAACTGCGGTCAGTTGATTGCGTTCGACAGTATTTATGCCTACTCTGTTTTACAGATAGGCATTCACAATCACCAAACGGAGTCTTCCTCATCAGGAGGGGTTATTCCGTCATCAATCATTCCAAAAGGAGTCAGATCGTCCTCAATGCGTTTGATCTGCTCTTCATAGATGAGTCTACGGATATCTAGGTTTGTGAAATCTTTGAAGTACGGTTGCGATGTCATCCAGGCAAACAGCACAAGCGTCATTACCAAATCGTCGTGATAGCCAGGTTCTGCTTCAAAGGTGTCGCCTTTGGAAACAAAGGTGGACAGTTCGCTTATGATG